GCCGCTCAGTTTTGGGCTTTATGATGCGGGCTATGAGCCGACAGAGGTGCATGACTGGTGTGAAAATCATCCGCCGATCAAGCCCAGCAAGGGTGTGGATACGGTCAATTTTGTGTTTCGCTGGCGGACGCTTGAGACCCACCCGGGCCTGCACCAGGCATCTCTTAACTCAAACCATTTCAAGAATGACCTGGATTCCAAGTTGCGCATCAAACCGGGCAACCCGGGCGCTTTCAGCCTGCATTCCAACACCGGCATTGACCCTGTTACCGGCCTGGAGCAGCCGGGCCTTTTAAACGACTTTGCCAAGCACATGTGCTCTGAAATGCCGGATGAACACGGCAAATGGCAAAAGGTCTATGACTCCATCCGCAATGACTTTCTTGACCTCATGTACATGCAATTGGCCGCAGTGGAAATTTTGCAGCTCAGGTATGCCGAGCCGGAGCCCGAAACCGCTTCACCGCATGAAGAGGCGCCCCCGGCCCAAGTGCTCCGCCCCGATCCGAACCGGGCCAGACAGATTCTTCTGAACAGGAGGAACCGATAATGCTAAGCACTCAGCACCCCAAAATTCAGGATTTTGCCTATGCACGCGGCATAGGCCAGCTCATCAGCCTGCGTGAGGCAGCCATGTTTCTAAACTGCTCAGTGGACCGGGCCAGGTATCTGGAGAACATGGGTGAACTGGGGCCTACCTATAAAATAGGCGCCAGCCTGAGGGTCACCAAAAATGGGGTGTGGGCATATCAAAAAAGAATAAGGCAGGTCTAGCCATGGCCAAGGAATTGCTTAATGTACACGAGGCCTGCGAGTTATTGGGCGGCATAAGCCGGGCTACATTTTATAGGCTTTTGAAGAATGGGGAGTTTGGGGTAGAGGGAGAAGTAAAAAAGAAAGTGGGTGGATCGGTGTTTTTTAGGCGCGGCAGATTGGAATTTTACTTGGAAAGTAAAAATTTAAATCCGTACTGATCCGTAATTGGTGTTCACTCAGCCAGGCGAACCTGGGCGCGGATTTTTTCTCCTCCCCGGTTTTCAAGTTGATATAAATCCCATTTCATTTGCATCCGCAACCAAAACTCAGGCCCGTTTTTAAAATAATGCCCCAGCCTTATAGCCGTATCCGCAGATATTGCCCGGCGGCCCTTGACAATTTCACTCATACGGCTTGCCGGCACGCCCAAGGCGATGGATAAGGCGTTTGCGCTTATCCCTTCCTCGTCCAGCAAATCCTTAAGCACGGCGCCTGGTGATTGCCTGATAAAGTAGGCCATCCGTTCCTCCTTTCAGTTTAGTGATAGTCCACAATTTCAACGTCATACGCATCACCGGTGTCCTCATCCCATTTAAAGCACAAGCGCCAAGGTCCGTTGATGATGATGGCGAACTGCCCCTTGCGGTTGCCGCTTAACCCATGAAGCCTGTAGCTTTTGGTCTTGGGCAGCTCTTCCAAGCCGGAGATGTCATTTAAAACAGTCAATCGAACCATAAGCTTTTGAAGATCAAGACTTTTATGACTCTTTGGCAGCTTGCCGCTTGCAATCTTGCGAGAGATGCTGTTTGCGAATGACTTAATCATGAATGAATAATAACTTATGTTCTCCTTAACGTCAAGCGTTAAACGATAAAAGATTAACTTGTTGCGTTAAATAAATAACCATTGACAGCCGTCGAGCTTCCCGGTTAAATTTAGGGCGTTCAAACTTCAATACCACCGGGAGAGGCCACCGTAATGGGTCTATTTTTATATCTTCGAAATATTGTTTGCCGGACGTGCCGGGTGTCCGCGAGGCCCCGGGGGAAGAGTGGTATCTTCCTGAACACACGTCCGGCATCTTTATTTGGAGGTAGCCATGAATACCTTAACCGTGCAGGGAGTAGAGCTGACCGCCAGGGATGGCAGGCCGCTGGTCAGCAGCTTGGATGTGGCCAGGCATTTCGAGAAGCAGCATAAAGACGTGTTGCGAAGCATTGGGAACATAACCGCCGACCTACCAGCAGAATTTGGTGAGCGCAATTTTACGCCCACCTCATACCAGACCGGCCAGGGTAAAACTCACCCCGCCTACAATTTGACCCGAGACGGCTTTTCGCTGTTGGCCATGGGGTTCACCGGGGCCAAGGCCATGAAATGGAAAGTGCGCTACATTCAAGCGTTCAACGCCATGGAAGAAAAGCTCACCCAACCCGCCGCCTCCAGCCTGGAACAGGATATGCAGCGCAAGCTTGACGATCTGCCCCGGATGGTGGAGGATGCGGTGGCCAGGGTTGTGTCAGAGAATTTGGCCCTGGCGCCGCCTATGCTGTCGGAGTTGGTGACCAAGCGCCGGGACGTGCGGCTTTTTGTGAAGACCTGCTGCGTCACGGCTCCGGATGCCCAGGGGTATCCGGCCATGATTCTAAAAAGCGAGAGGTCCCCGGCCTCTACAACTTCAGGCCCAGACTAAACGGAGTCCGCAAGCATGTCTGGCGGGGCATCCGCCTTCGGGCAACCCCCTTGCCCTATCCGCCCGCGCATGAGGATTTGACGGCTCAGCAGTACTACGTTCTCACCAATGCGGTTAAATACAAAAACAAGGGCCTGACCAATGACGAAATTGGGCGTTTACTGGGCATCAGCGCGGCCAGCATAAGCCGCACCTTTATCAAGGCCAGGCGTTTGGGGCTGGAGGTGTAACATGGATTTTTGCAATACAAATGACTCGCCCCATGAGATGTTGGATAGAAGCAGGCAGGTGGTGGAATTTTTATTCCACGCCGTGGCCAATGGAGCAGCCGAAAATATGACCGAAGATGCCATGGACGGCCTGGGCTTTGTGTTGTTCGCTTTGGCAGACACCCTGAAAAAGGCGGGGAAGTCCAGACTTTAAACTTATCCCCTCCGGGGAAGGGTGCGTCCTTTTCCCGGAGTGCGGATACACTTGCCGCCCTAAAAACAACCAGCCGGACCCAAGTCACCCCTTTTCTCATCACTTTTTTGCGTAAATTATTTTTTGTGTCTCAATCCGTCTCAATCCGTCTCATGCGTGGTAGCCCAAAAAATCCATAGAATCTAACCTGTACGCATTATGAGCGTATGGACTATCACAGAGTTGGATCAGCAGATCGCGGCGGCCAAGGACGCCATTAAAAAGGCGGTCGGCATCCAGAGTTATGAGACCTCATCCGGCGCATCCGGGCTTAAGGTCTCCCGCAACAAGGTGCGGGACTTGGAGAGGCATCTGGACTATCTGGAGGCTGAAAAGGCCCGCCTCTCCGGTGGGCAGGGCTTTCAGGTCCTGGCCGGGAGGCCGGTCCGATGATTGCCCCCACCTTCATAGACCGCCTCATATCCCGCATCAGCCCAAGGGCCGGATACAACCGCATGCGCTATCGCGCCCTGAATTCGGCTGTATTCGGCTCTCCCGTCTCCAGAAAAGGCGCGGCCACAGGCGGCAGCAGCACAGTGGGCAACTGGCTGGTGCGCAGGCTGTCGCGCATTGAAGAGGCCCGGGAGCGGGAAACCCTGACCGATCGGGCCGAGGATTTACTGGCCAACGAACCCCTGGCCGCCACTGCATCGGAGACCATGGGAGTCAACATCGTGGGTTCGGGCCTGATACCCCAGGCCGAGCTGGACGCCGAAGCCCTGGGCATCAGCGAGGACGCAGCCGACAAGGTGGGGGAGCAGATGGACCAGGCCTTTGAGCTTTGGTCCCAGAACGCAGGGCTGGTGCCGGGCATGAGCTTTGCCGATCACCAGTTCCACACCATTTTGCAAATGATGGGCGCGGGTGAGTTTGTCAGCTTGGGGCGCATGCTGAAAAAGCCGGGGCCGGAGCGGCATTTTAGTTTTTGTTTGCAGCCGGTGGCCCCCTTGCGCTTAAAAACCCCGCCGGGCCTGGAGAATGACTTTAACCTGCACGACGGGGTGGAGCTTGATTCGGACGGATCTCCTAGGGCTTATCACCTGGCTGAACCGGCTGACTGGCGCAAGGGGCTGCGCGGCCTTAGTGCGTCGGACTTCAAGCGCCTGCCCAGGGTCAAGGGCCACCGCATCCAGGTTTTACATGGATTCCGCATGACCCAGACCGACCAGTACCGGGGCGTGTCTCCCTTGGCTGCGGGCATGAAGGGGTTCCGGGATCTGTCCGATTATCTGGACCACGAGCTGGTGGCGGCCATGGTGGCTAGCACCATAACCATTCTTTTGGAAACCCAAACGCCCACGCCCGGAAAGAACGGCCCGGTCTTGAATCTCCCTCAAGGTGACGCAGGCCCCAGGGTGCAGGATCTGGTCCCCGGCTCAGTCTGGACCGCTCCCAACGGCTGGAAACCCACGGTGCCGGAGATCAAGCGGCCCAACGCCAATTTCCCCACCTTTTTGAACACCTGGGTGACCATTCTCTCCAGCATGCTGGGCATGCCCAGGGAGATCGTTTTCAAGGACTTCACGGACACCACCTTCAGTTCGGCCCGTGCCGCCCTAAACGAGGCCTGGCGCACTTTTCTTATGTGGCGGTCGTGGCTGGTGAATCACTACTGCGCGCCGATCTGGCTTTTGGTGCAGGAAGAAGCCTACCTGCGAGGCATGATCGATCTGCCCAAAGGCGCGCCCGGATTCTACAAGGCCATGCATCTTTGGTGCGCGGCGGACTGGCAGGGCCCCGGCCGGGGAACCATAGACCCGGAGAAAGAACAGGCCGGATATGAAAAGGCCCTGGAAAACTTCAACACCACCTACACGGACAACGCCCGGGAGCAGGGCCGCCGGTTCAAGCGGTTGATCAAACGCCGCAAAAAAGAGGCCGCACTTTTGGGCGAGCTGGCCACATCTCCGGACAGCCCAATAGAACAGGAGGCGGCCTGATGACTCACCCCATGACCATAACCATACCTCGTTTGGCCGAGCTGGCTGCCCAGCCCTGGTTTTTGCGGGCTGAAACAATCGACGCCTGGCAGCGCATCATGAGCGCCAAGGTGGAGGGCGGCAAGGTTGAGGTCACGGATTACGTGGCCTCGGTGTCGAGCCGGAACGAAGACAGGGAGTGGGAGCAGGACGGCAGCCTGGCCATTATACCGGTGACCGGCTCCCTGCAGAAGCGCTCCCGTTTTTTCAACTCCGGAATGACCTATGCCAAGCTGCGGGCCATGGTGAATGAGGCCCTGGAGGATCCAGGGATTGAAGCCGTTCTTTTGGACATAGATTCCCCCGGAGGAACTGCGGACGGCCTTACCGGGCTGAGTGATTTTCTGGCGGAGGCCGCCCGGCAAAAACCTCTTTACGCCTTTGCAGACGGCCAGGCCTGCAGCGCGGCCTATTGGATAGCCTGCCTGGCCAAGGAGATCGCGGCCCCGCCCGAGGGATACCTGGGGTCAATAGGGGTGCGCACCCTGCATATTGATTATTCGGAAAGCGCCCGTCAGCGCGGAGTGCGGGTCACGCATCTTGCCATGGGCGAATTCAAGACCGCCGGCAATTCCGATGAGCCGTTAAGCGAACCGGCCCGGGCCTACATCATGGGCCACCTCGAAGGGCTTTACAACCTTTTTGTGGATGCGGTTGCCCTTAATCGCGGCCTGGATCCCCAGACAGTTCGAGACACCCAGGCCAGGGTCTACCTGGCCTCGGAAGCAGAGCAACTCGGCCTCATCGATCTGGTGATGAGCCGTGAACAGTTCATAAATCATATCAAGGAGAATTTGAGCATGGATCTTAAGGAGCTGCAGGAAAAACACCCGGCTCTGGTGGCTCAGATCCAGAGTGAAGCCCAGGCGGGCCTGATCTCAAAGGATGAAGCCAAAAAGGAGCAGGCCCAGGCGGTAAGCGCCGAAGGTGAACGTTGTGTCGCCCTGGTGGGCGCGATCATGGGCGAAGAGCTGGGGGAGAAGCTTAAAGGGGTGATGGATTCAGGCGCCACCGCAGAGCAGGCCAAGGCCCTGGCCGGTCTTCTGGCCAAGCCCACGGGCAAGGAGGATGCTCCTGAAAACGAAGAAAAAGAGCTGATGCAAGACCTGCTCAGCGCCTATCAAGAGGGAGATCAAGGCTTGTCTCCAGCGCCCAAGAACACCTCCCAACAGGAGGCAAAGGCCCAGGGCAAGGAGTTTCCCACCTTGGTTTCGGAGTACAAGGCCGAGCACGGCTGCAACCTGGCCCAGGCCCAGCAGGCGGTGGCCAAGGCCCACCCCGAGGCCCATAAGGCCTATATCAAATCTTTCAACAAGGAGGCATAAGCCATGCCCCAATACGAAACCGGGAAGATCACCCGCCCTGTGGGCGCGGCGGCAGTGGAGCCCTTTCGGCTGGTCAAGACTCCCACGGCGGTTGCCCATAACACTGTTACATCCACGGATGATCCCATAGGGGCCAGTCAGACCTATGGGGCGGCGAACGGCAAGGTGATGGTGCGTCTGCTTTCGGATCCGGGCACCTTCATGTTGGAAGCTGCCGGAGCGGCCGCAGCCGGGGCCAAGGCCTTTGCCGCAGATGACGGCAAGGTGCAGGCCTTGCCGACCGCTGCCGGAACCTACCGCCAGATCGGCTATTTCCTGGATGCCCCCACGGCAGACGGCGACGTGGTGGAGGTGCTGCCTTATGACTTTGACCACACCGAAACGGTGACCGAATAGGAGTGATGAATTATGCCTAGACACGCAAGCGGAGCATCCACCATCCGTCCCGACCTGGGCGCTCTGGCCTGGGAATACACCGTGGAGGCGGGCCAGCGCAACTTTGTGGCCCCGGTGATTTTTCCATTTTTCCCCACCGGTATACAGAGCGGCCGTTTCCCTTATATCCCGGCTGAATCGCTGCTCCGTATCGCAAAGACTCAGCGGGCTGCTCGGGCGGGCTACACACGCATAGACTGGGCCTTTGACGAAAAGGATTTTGCCACCGTGCGCCACGGCTTGGAATCCCCCATTGATGATTCCGAACGGAACCTTTATCAAAGCCAGTTCGCCGGTCTGGATGTTGAGCAGATCAACACCATGATCACGGTTGACCACATGTTGCGCAGCTATGAAAAGCGTGTGGTTGACAAGGTCACGGACAACGGCAACCTGGCCAATGCCGCAGCATCTGTGAAGTGGAACCTGGCGGACACCGCCGACCCCCGGGCCGATGTGCAGACCGGCATTGAGCTGATTGAAGGCACCACCGGGCTCACCCCCAACACCTTGGTGCTGAGCAAAAAGCTCTTTCGCCGGGTGATCCAATGCAAGGCCTTTATTGACCATGTGAAATACACCCGGGCCGTGCTGACAGACAGCATCCAGGTCAAGCTTTCCCTTTTGGCCGACTACCTGGAAGTTGACCAGGTGCTTTTGGCCTCATCGGTCTACAAC